AATCTAACAATATGGCCGCTCATCCAGCTCTTACTGTCCAGACCTTTCATGATACCCAACCAACGATTGCGTAGCAGGGCCACTTCGTTGATGATGGTTTCAAAATCAATCACTTCATCTTCGCCATCCACATACTTTTCAGCGTCTCTGCTGGTAAGAGCACGCTGATATCCTTCCAGATACTTTTGAAAGTGCCGGCGTCGAATTTTTCTTAATTGTATGTTGAGATGATTTAAAATGGCTTCGATTTCTTGTAGTTGGTTAAATCTGTGTTCAGTTATGCCAGGAAGTTCTTTGATATTTCGCTCAACAAGACCACTGACCCGCACATCTCGTTTGGCTTCTTCAAGCTCACGCTCGTAGTATGCTATAAAATCTGGAATGTTAGAAAGATCTGATACTACTTTGCTATACCACATTTTTTTGTATTCCTAAGTTAGATTTAACCATTGTAACAAATTTTTTGGAAAAATGTCCAGCGATAACTGTCTTCTTGACGCAAATTCTTTAAGATAGACTGATAAATTTTGTCTTTGTTGTTCACTGCATGGTTGATTAATAGTATCTATGATTGATTGTTTATTACTTATACTACTATTGACAATGGTCTCTGTCAATTGTGCTTTACTGGTATCATCTAAAACATTAGGTGACAAAAAATCTGGATCTCTACAATAGATATATAAAATATCAAAATTTTGAAATTTGTTATAAAAATCAAGCAACCCAAACAAAGTAAGATTAGACAATACAGATCTAAATTCAACAGGAAATTTATTGTCCAATAGATAATTTAAATTATCATTGAAGTTTTTCCAAGAATTTCCGTAACGATTAAATTCATAGGACTTGTCAATATTTTCAGCACTGATATGGAGTGCTATTTTAGATTTGTCTTGAATTTTTTCAAGCAATCTTTGAAATCTTTTATTATTAACTCCAAGCCCAGTGGCAATAGAAATTTTATCAATGCTGTGTAGATTTTCTAGCAAAGCGTGTAAATTGTTATACAAGAAGGGTTCCCCTCCTGTTATATGCACTTCTTTAATATTTTCAAACTTGGTCAATTCATTTAAAAGTGTTTGATAATGTCCACTATTTTCAATCTCAACTTGACTCAATTTTGATAATACTTTTTCTTGCTCGGTCAATACAAATCTTGGGTGGTCAAGATAAGATCCATTGCTTGCTATGTCTTTGAACCATGAACTACTATATTGTTTACAACAATAAACGCAGGTTAAATTACAGGTAGTGCCTAAAATTATATTAAGTATTTCTGGATTGTCAACTGTCAGCTCTGTGTGTGTTTTTTCTGTTGTTTTTAACTGAGTGCGTCTACTAGATAAGTTTTTAGACTCGGGCTCCCAACAAGATTTATAACAACTAGTCACTGGTTGATCCAACAGCATCTGCTGTCTTTCTTGAATCAGTGTTGGTGTGTTGAACAGTTGCCCAGAATTTTTTGTTAGCCACGGCATGTTAATTTTTTCAGCGGTTGCGTTGCAACATGAATACAATACCGATTTTTCTAAATCAACACTTAACCATGTAAATTTTTGGCTACAATAAAAACTTTTTTTTAAATCAGACACTAATAATCCTCGTCCTCTTCAAAACCCTCATCGTCGTAATCTTCATCGTCGGCTTCCTCGTGATCTTTAAGATAACTTGCTAGTGCAGTTTTGACTCCGGAATCGTTTTTAAAAACACTCTTAATATCGGCTGCGTCGCAGTCATTATCAATCAGCACCGATACCAATGTTTCTGCAGCCTCATCACGATCTTGTGGATTGACATAACGTTTGAGTTCATCCCAAATCTCTTTACTTAATTCTACACTCATTCTTATTCCTCCGCGGTGTCTTCAATACTTAGTTCTGTTGTCTCAACAGGTTGCTTGCCAAACTCTGCAATAATTTTGTCTAAACAACCATCATCGTTGGCTTCCCACTTTTTACGGAACTGTTTGATGATTTCACCGTCCAAGGTAGTGTAAACCAAACTGTTGCCTTCTTTCTTGAGCAGGCCCTTTTTCTCTGCTAGATCAACCATGCCCGAGTATGGACTCATACCTGTTGAGTAGGGAATCTTGACCTGCACACCTTCAAACGGTTTAGCATAGCGTGTTTTCATGATCTTACAGCCAGCACGGATACCATTCACTTCAGTCACTTTGTTGCCATCTTCATCTTCTTTGAGCTTCATCTTTTTCATGGCTACCACAATACTGGACGCATAGATAAAGCCTTGACCGCCTGAGATTTTATCATCTGGATCAAACATGTCTTGACTAGCATAGGTATGATTGGTACAAACCATACCTACGTTGTAACTTCCAAACATGTTGACACAGTTACGAACCAATGCTGTCAAGGCCTTGGGTTTACGACCCATGTCACCTTTGAGATCGCCTGCTTCAAACTGATTCATGTCGGTTGGAGTCAACAACATTCCTAGACTGTCAATAACAAATAAAACTTTCATGCGCTCGCCATCTGGCAAGGCTTTGTAGTCGGTCATGAATGTTGAAATAGTTTTGGCTACATCATCAATCATGGCCATATTGAGTTTGAGTAACTTGTCTTCACTGGTATCAACGCCTAGTGCGTGTAACCAGGTTTCGTCAAGCGCATTTTCTGTATCAACTAAAATAGGAAAAATACCTTGCTCTTGTGCGTGTCGAACAATGTTACCGGAACAGATATACGATTTGCCTGCGCCAGATTCACCTGCAAATACTGTGACCTTACCTAGCGGAATGCCTTTGTTAAAGTCACCTGAAATAAGATAGTTCAAGGCAAAATTGCCTGTGCTGATCCAGTCAGTTGGATCGTTAAATCCTATACTAAGACCATCAATGCTCTTAGTAATATCCTTGCGGAATTTTGATATGTCAAATGGCTTGGCCATGTTTCACCTCTATAGTTGTATAAGATAATAATAACACAAGGGTTTCCCCTTGTGCTAGTATTTAGATTAAATGCTTACGCCTTTTGACGTGCCCGAATCATTGCCAAAATATCTTCTGCTTTTTGTGTAGAAGGTTTGGCTTCGATTGGTGCTGTTGCCACAGCAGGTTCTTCATCATCAAAGTCGCTGGTAACAGCAGGAGCAACCGCATGTGGCGCTGGTGCGCTTTCAGTGGCAGGAGCATTGTTGCCGGTAGGAGCAGTAACACCTGCCGGGCGGAAATACTGACCCCAACGTTCTGTGTCATAGCTCTGACCATCAACACTTGCTTCAAACATTTCTTTGATCACTTTCAACTCAACGTCAGTTGGCTTCTTAGGTAAGAATGAGGAAAGATCAAACAGGCCGTGTTCAGCAATGGCTGCTTGTTCAGCTTCTGTCAGTGCTGTTTCTTTACGTGCCCACTTTGAACCCGAGTAGTCAGCAAAGCCACCTTTGGCACCTTTACTAATACGGAAGTCCAGACCACGTAAGTAGTCAGTTGGTAATTCTTCCAATTCTGGATCCATCAAGGCTGATTTGATGGTAGTAAAGATCTGAGGGCCAATGATGAAACGACGAATTGGGTTGGCTGGTGCCTTGTCGTCGCTAAGAGGATTCTCGCGAACAAAGCCTTGGAAAATATAACTGCGTTTTTTCCAATACTTACGACCCATTTCTTCTAGTGCTTTGTCTTTGAACCAAGTGCGAACTTCTGTCAGCACTGGGCAAGTCTCGCCCCACATTTCCACGCAAGGAACCTGAACATATACCTGTTTGGATTCCATTTCGCCTTTGATACCATTAAATGGCAAGCGAATCATTGCTCGCTCTTGCCAAAAGAATGTGTTCTTGGTGTTTGCGTCTGGGAGGAATCTGAGTGTTGCAGCTGCGCCTTCTTCCATGTTCCAGTGTGGATAAATTGCGTTGTCACCGCCTGTGGATTGGTTTCCGCCTTGTTTTGATTCGCTAGCGGCTAGTCTTGCGCGAATTTCTGCTAATGATGCCATAATAAGTTGCCTTTCAAATTGTTTATGGTTGTTGCCTATCTAAAATTTAGATTCTAGTTGCCTGTGATGCTAATGTAAAAAGCGCATACACTAGGGTTAGTATATACGCTTTATTTCTTAGCGTCAAGAGTATTTATGACGCGGTTGTTCAGATTATAATTTTAATTGCGGATCATACCAGAAAGTTCTTTCAAACGATCCAGGAACGATGTATCTTTGTCAACTGCTTTGAGCTTGCCACTGTGTCCGTATTGTCCTTTTAACGGGCTATCGTCTGCACCCCAACATTCTTTCATGCCGTGTATTGGGCAGTTTTCACCTTCTTCTGACATGTTACACATAGCACCTTCGTCTGTTTCTTCTTCGCTGAGTTCTAGTTCATAATCTGGAGCTGGACTTTCCTCGGCTGGCACACCGGCTGTTTTGAGAATACTGGCCAGGTCCGCTTGATATTCTGGATACTCTGGTTGTTCGGTTCCGGCAGGATCTTCGGTTTGAGTGTGTGGATCTTTTACACCTTCTTCCATTTCATTGCCACGCTCAGGCACTTCAATATCTTGAATCAATTCATCTGCGGCATCGCCGCCAGGTGTTCCGTTATCGGCTAATTCTTCTTCGGCATAGTCTCCATGCATGACGCTTTCATTTGCTTCTAAGTCGGCAGGATTGGTTGCCTCAGGAGGATTCATTGTGGCATCAGCATCAACTTGGAATTGGTCCATAACCTTACGCACATCAGGATCATTGCTTAATTCCTGCATACGATCATAGATAACTTGACGAGCGTCGGCATTGGCATCTCGGTCAGCTAGTTCTTCTAACTTGTCAAACAATTGATCATCGCCTAGAAGGTCATACAACTGTTCTGTGGCATTAGTAGCATCGGCACCAACTGGCAAGTCCTGACTCATTAGTTCAACCAGTCGGGCTTGTTTTTCTGGCGTGTCTGGCAACTGCCAAGTGCCTTCCATGAGCGTGTTGGCCCATGCTTCAAATATATTGGCTTCTTTCATAGCGTTTTCCTGTTGTTGTATGCGTGCTATCAACGGCAAGGCATCTTCAATGCGTTGATCAATGCTTTGTGTGGCAAATAAGTGTTTGAGTCCTTCAATAACCATTGACTCTTCTGATACATCAGCCGGAGTCCATGATTCAAAATATGTTGTATAACCCTTACGATGTGTCAAACTTTTAAGGTTACGTTGTAAGTTTTCATAGTAGGCGTTGGTTTGTTCTACTAGGGTAGCAGTGTCGCCCTCTAGCAGTTTACCGTGATTGGCTCGTCGGAAACGACTCAACACAGTCAACTCATTGACCATTTCTGCAATATGTTGCCCGCGGAAATCGTAAGGACGACCACCCATGCGCACATGCTCTAACATGGCCTTGCCTGCAGTTAGATTTTTAAAGGGCAATTTGTAGCGTTCGCCTTCGGCTGTTTCAATAAACAGGCTTTCCACATAGCGGAAACGTGCTTCGCCCTCGCCCAGACTGCGTTTGTGTTTGATCATTAAACGACTTTGATTAGGACCGGCGTTATAACTAACATCCTTCTTGCCAGACCAAGATTCAAACAGGCCTTCTCGGATGGCAGCCTGGCCCTGCATGCTGTAGCGTAGATGGTTTAGATTTTTTATACTAAAGTTTGCTCTATGATTTCTAATACTAAAATCTTTGAGTTGTTCTAGGAATCTAAACCACTCGGTTTTGTCTTGACCTTCCATGGTCTTGCCCACATTATCTGCGCAATAAACATCAAGGTCACCGTTGTCAGTAAGCATGATTACCACTGTGCCATAATCTTTGCCAGATTCAGCACGGAAATCAAAACTGAATATTTCTGCTTCAGCAGGATTTTGGGCGGGCTTGCCGGAGCTGTCCAGTGTTTCTGGATCAAAATCTCTACTGACCAATAAATCAAATAATTTGCGAGCGGGTGTAATATCTGCCATAGTTTAGTATTTAGCGTAGTGTTGCTATGAAGGGCATAGGAGGAATTATGGTATCACCGTGATCACGTAATTGGGTATTAATACTGCTATCATAGGTTTGTAGCAGTTGTAGCATTCTAATTGCCAACACAGTGCTCATTACCAAATCATCAGTTTCGCCCTGTTTAGCGGCATAACTTACACCAGTGGCCACAAAAGTTTTTAGTTCGCTAACCAGACTAGAACTGCGTATTTTCATACGTCCTGATTCTATTAGAGTTTTTAACTTGTTACATGCCGCCAGCTTAGGCTTGTTTGTGGTATTGAATCCTTTGCGGTATCTACGATCTCCGCCATTATGCGGATCACTTAAAAAATACCCTTTTATATTTTCTTCGCCATATTCAGCAATACTGATCAACGCGGCTTCACCAATGGTATTATTTTCTATACTGTAATAGACTCGTTCTGAATCATTGACTATTTCATTTATATGGGCACAAATGCCGGCTAGAATACGAATTTGCTCCGGAATAGGTGTTCTGTTATGTCGCCATTCGGCTACTTGTTCTGTGGTTTCTGCTTCAAATACCTGTATAGCAGCAGCATCTCCTCCGGTGCCCAAGCTAGGATCAAGAGATACTACATAAGTCCTATCTTTTCGTGGACGTTGATACCAACGCACTTGTCCAGTTCTATACAAGGGTTCGTGCCCTTGTAAATCTATTAGTTTGGTAGGAGCAATAAGTGTTTCGTCGTTGATGATAAATTCGCAACCCATCTCGCGGCGGAAACGATCTTCGCCTAGTTGAGCTCGTTGTTCACTGGCCCATTGCTCATCACGATCTGGGTGTTCATTCCAGTAACTACGATATGCCTTAAATCCATTGATACCTACTTCAGTAGGATTGCCATAACTGTCTTCACACCGGTTGGCGCCTTTCCATAAGAGTGCAAACTGGTCTTCGTCGCTGTTTGGCGTTGAAGTAATAATGGCCTTACCACCTGTGGCCAAGGTGGGACTGATACTAGTCCAAAATTCCTTGGCAATGCCAGGCCTTACAAACGCAAACTCGTCACAGTATAAGAGTGATATACTCATACCGCGTCCGGTGTTTTCTGTTGTGGTGGTTGAAACTATGCGGCTTCCGTTTTCAAAGTCCAAGTTACCTTTGTTGTAACTGGTTACTCCGGCTCTAATATGATCTGGACACAGTTCATACGCATAACGAATTCGTTGCATGATCTCCTGTGAACCAGTGTATTTGTGTGCGGCAATAAGGATTGTAGAATCTGGGCGGAACATGGCTACCCACAACAAATAGCCAGCAGCACTAGTACTCTTACCCGTTTGTCGCGGCATCATTGATATTGAGTATCGATAGTTGTGGTAGGTATCAATCAATCGCTTTTGATAGTCAAACGGATGATACTGCATCTTGCCTCGGGTAGGATGCTGAATATAAAAGAAGTTGTCCATAAAATACTGCGGGCCTGTGTCGGGATCAGCACATTTAATAAATTCCGACAACTGCTCCTCAGTGAAGGCTGTTTTTTTATAGGGAGTTTTGACTAAGCTAGATTCTGTTTGAGCCATACTTTAATTTATGGTAAATTTGGTAGCATATAAAGAATCAAAGCGGCACTGGGCCGCTTTGATTACCGTTGACAAAAAGTTAAATCAATCGTCTGATGCGTTTGCGCCACACTTGGCACGTTTGGCATTGGTTAGTGCACCAAAGTCTACTGGCCATTCTTTGCCTGGCTGTAGTTCTACACCGCCCTGCGGCAATGCATACTTGACACCAGCATCGGCCATAATTGTGGCAACCGGAACACGGAACTTGGTTAGATCATTGCCCAAGTTAGGATATGGTGCTGTGTGTGGGAAACCCCAGCCAGCATATTCTTTGGTTTGATTGTTAATAACAATCTTGTAGAAACCATGTGGAACTACAACACCTTTACCAATGGTCTTGTCGCCTGGGCCATATAAACCACCAGCAATAACTGTGTATGATTGATTACGTTGAACTGCCCACCCGCGGACAGAAGTTTCCAACAGCTTCCAAATACCACGATTCAAGCTACCAGCCTGTGGGCTCATGTTGGTCATCAAGAATGATTCAAATTCTACCTGTGTGTCCCATGACAAGTCGCCGTCTGGTGCCATGTGTCCTTTGTCGTAGCCTGTGCCAGCATAGTCAGCTGGTGTAGCACCATTTTGAACGAACTGGTTGGCGGCAAATGCGTTGGTACGAGCCACACAACCCAGTGCATTAGGCGGAAGCAACTCATACATTACAAATTCTGGCAACTTGGCAGCTGCATCGTATCCTACCAAATATGCCTGTTGACATAAGGGTTGAACCGGTTTGGCACTCTGTGGAAAACCGTAGGGAGCATGTGCTTGACACTGTGCTACCGGAAATGGCGCTCTTTGTGTCCAGGCAAATGTTGAACCTGCGGCTAGAACAAATGCTAAACCAATTAGTAATTTTTTCATGTAAATTCCTTTTTTGTGATGTGCTACTATTTATAAACCTATCTTGGGTAACCTTTAAATCCTGTTACAGGACTGCGCTTGTCAACGTCGGGCATTTCTTCGC